GTAATTTTCCATTCTGGCCACAAATCGCCCCCTCGATCCTGCCAGACCGTTTTTAATTCCACGGACATGATCGCGATGCTGTGGTTTCCGGTCGGAGACGTGGGGGCCCTGTAGCGGGTTGCCCGGCTATGCCGGGTGCTAACTCATGCCGTTGACTTTCCGAACCGGCGCGGCGCTTGCGCCGCTGCAAGGGCGGTCATTTATCTACAGCTGCAAGCTGCGTAAGTTTAAATAGATCTTAAGTTAAGGAACTTAAAAGAGTGACGTTGCATGTATTTCTTTTGATGCATCCAAGAGGAAAAACCATTTGCATATATAACTTGAAACTGTGGATAACAGTGTTTTCGGTTGGTGGATCATCGAGGCGTGGGGATTTGGATATGGGAAATTAATGTACGTTAAGGCTATTTTTTATACATCTGCGGGGGGTAGGTGCGGGGAAGCCTCCAGAATCAACTGGATAGCCTGTTAGTGGGTTCGGCTTTCTTCTCGCCTAATTTTCTTAAGGTAGTTGATACGGTGCTCTACAATAGAGCGGAGGTCTGAAAGACTGGCTCCTGGATGTAAACCATCCCTGAATTCCTGCGATACCTGGCTCTTAACCAGGTTGTGTAACTCTTCCTCTCCTTGCTCTTTGGCTATACGTTCGGCTCGTTTTGCCGCTTTCTTCTTCGCGTTGATTTCTCGTTCGGTCTTGCGGCGATTCCAGACCTGCTCTAAGCGCTCCTGTCGAGCTATACGGGCATAATCAGATTCGGTAATAGCCTTACCCAACCGCTTACTATTTTTGGCATTGTAATAGTTGAGCTTTTGATCAACCGCTCTTTGCCATGATTCCGGCGATATCCCTACCAGCTCAATAAACGTATCAGTAACAACGATCTCAGCAGGAAAGTATTTACGACTCACACGATCAAACCGTCGCTTGTACTGCACAAGCCCTAGCCCCTTCATCATGACCAGAGCCCTGGTTAACCGGGTGATCGATTTATTGCCCGCATCGGAGACGGTAGAAAGGCCGCACTGATCGGCCAGCTGCTCCGCACTGGCATGAACCTCTCGGGAAACAATATTAACAAAGTAGAGAATTGCAGTGATTGCAGCGTTGATCGCCTTACGGCGGGCCTCATAGATTCGGCGGCGGCGTTCCGGCGGAAGATTAACATAGAAAATCATATCCCCAGTAAGGTCGCGGCCCTGAGTATTCTTTATCGCTCCCTGCAAAACAAACGGGAGTTTGTGCGCGTGGTGCGCTGGCGCGATGAATTTCGGGTTAGGGTTATGAATGTAAACACTTCTCATATGCGCGAATCCCTCCCGCGCAAAACGCCACCGGCAGCGCACCATTCCTCCGGTGAAATTCCATACACCCCAAGGCCCAACTCAGTGAGAACAATCGTCGCTCTACGACCGGCAGATCTTGAAAAATATATAATCCCCGCGCGCTCTAATCTTTTTAGCGCACGAGAAAAACGGGTTTTCGAGAGATTACCCCCCTCAGGCTGTTTGGCTAAATGGCTTTGGCTGACAGTTATCGAAGAAGTCGCTACATCAACATTCGCCAGCAAAACACGCAGCACAGCGTTAATACTCTGTCGGCCATCCGGCCTAACGTCACGATGATGAACAGTAAACGGGAGGCATGGCGATATGAAAAACGCAATGTCCGCAGTTAGGTCTTTGTCACTGATGCGATCGAGAAAACGAGCGATTAAAACGGGCGTTTGCCGCTTGCATGGATCGGGGTAGATAGTCCCCGGCCGTAGTTTGGGTGTGTGTTTTTCCATTTTCCTGGCCTAATGCATGCGATTCGCTTGCATTGTCAGCCAGGGCCACACTATAATCGGAGTTGTCGAGGCTCGATGATTTGTGTGGCTTAGGCTGACAAAGATTTGAACCGCAGAGGCCCGCTAATTCGTTAGCGGGCCTTTGTTCTTCTAGACTCCCGCGATACCCTGCGAAAGCGCCCTTAAATCCCATACTGCATGTTTTGCTACGTTTTGTAGTCAACAGGTGAACTCTAGCACATGACCCAGCGTTATGCACCTGATCCCGTGCTGAGTGGGTTCAAATTACCCAACTCCTTGTTAAAGATCCAGAAAGGATCGCAAAACGATCAAGATTCTACTCCACAGCAACGCAACGTCAAACAGATACTTATGTGAATGTGACCATACCACGACCCAGAAAGAACCGGTGAGGGGGTATTTATCAGATTAGAGATCGACCGACAGGTTCAGGAATACACCATCTTTCTTTATAATCGCCTGACATATGACCAAAGGAATAATACAAATTCTTTTTAGACTCCAAAGCAGAAGAATTTATTTCAGTCAAGTTTCGCCACATCATAATCGTACCTAACGAATTAATTTCCGTACTGGGTTTATACCCGATATTAATGTAGTCTACAAAAATACCCGCAATGTTATCCACGGACAACAACAATTGCATAGCAATGGGCTCATCGCCTATCATCATGATTTCACCTTTGAAATTATGATGATACTCATTAAAAAATCCTCTATTTAAATCTTGGTCGATCACTGGTTTATTTCTTCTCTGGCGATATAAGTCACTGTAGATATCAAAAAGAGCATCAGCAGTTATTTCTCTTATTGATTTAAACGCCCCACCACTCGCCAAAAATCTTCGTATCTCGCGCTCTCTAGTTGATACAGTTTTCTTCGAAAAGTCATTGCGCGGGTTTTTCGCTATAGCGACCTTACGCTTGCTAAATAACTCATAAGAACTATTGAGAAAAAGGGTTCTTTGCAAAGGATGTAGGCATTTTGATTTAAAAGGCAATATATATTTACCACCGTCCTTTAAAGGAAGGAAAATGGAATGTTTCGGCATTAACAATGATTTAATGGCTCGGTTATTATTTTTATAATCATTAGCAAGCCAACCATTTTCAACACAAGCGCCACCGACAGCGACACCATTTTTGCTGAAAGAAAAAAATTTAAGAGGAGCGTTGTTCTTTAACATAAAGGACAAAAAATGAGGCGATGACTCGCAATTAAATCCATACCTTAAACAAATCTCTTCGTATTCTTTAAGGGAACATTCTTCCCAATTTAAAAATTTTGGTATCAACATAGCACACACCATAGTTTTATCTTCCATAGCGTATGATATCATAAATTAATCAAACGAAACAGCAGCCCCATTGGATAGGGCTGCAATGCAATTTATTCATTGTAGACAAGCTAACTTGCTTTTAAACCCAGCGGCTTGACAGGCCACGATATCTCAGGTGCTTTACTTGGATCAACTCGATTAAGGAGAACCCGATATTTTTTCCATTCTGTCAACATGATGGATTCTTCTTCTGTTGCAATATCTAGTTCCACCGCATCTTGCAGTGGCACTATTTCGATAGATGCTTCAGAAAGCAATGCATTTTTTTTAGCCTCTGCTGATTTTATATAGTTAACAGAATAGATACCATCCACAATAGTAGCATTATAACCTTCAATAAGAATATTTTCCGGCGCGCTATCCTTATCTATTTCCCAAGCCTTGAAGTCCTTTGGAAAGAATGATTCACCATCATCTGTCACGCACATAACATTCCCACTTGCATCAGTTGCCGCATAATATTTATTTTTTATTCGCAAATGATCATGAGCTATTGTATACCAATCCTCGCCAAACTCATTCATTATATATGAAGCGCCAAGAACCTCAGGATTTTCCGGCGTATATAATTTAAAGAACCCTAAATACTTCATATCAGCCCTCACGAGAAATTGTACCAATTTCCATTAATAAGATATTGTGGGTAAGCATACATCGTCCCGTTAATTCGGTTATCACCATTAGTGAAATCACATATATTTACAGCACCTTGAGGTATTTTTGATGCGTAATCAGATCCATCATATCGCGTTCTCGCCCCAATCCTAAATCCCGTAGGATACCTGGCATTGCTTTCAGCCTTTGTATAAGCTTCACCAGCAGGTGCATAGCTGCCTTTTGGCTGGTATCGCCCATCACTTTCTCCTTTGGTATATGCACTTGTTTTTGGCATATACCCATTATCACTTTCTGTCTTAGTATACGAATCCCCTTTCTTTGCAAGCTCAACTACAGCATTACTCGCCGTATGGCGCATATAAGGACGCGCGGCATCACCATTTGCAAACCCACCGACATGACTCCCATCACGCGCTATGCAGTTGACTGCATCTGAATTAGGTCTGTTGTTTGGACCATACATTTCAACCCACTCAGACCAAGGGCCAGTTCCAGTAAAACTACCCGTCACCGCCCGAATGAATATGCGGTTAGTATACGTCACATACATCTGCTGAGAACCGTAAGCCGAGGGCGTCACATATAAAGTTCCCGCTACCTGTACCGGATAGTGATTAGCCGCCGTAGCGCCAGCATTAGTAGCTTGATAATAAATACCACGACTGTCTGCACGCCCTAGAGTATTAAGATCAACTGTGAGACTGTTTGATGAAACTGGAAGCGCTCCAACGTCTGCGGCAGAGGGTTTATAGGAGGTTGTATAAGCTCTCACCCAAGGTGTTGTTGAATCAAGCGCAGTATCTGATAGCGTAAACCGTACATACAAACCATTATCGGTAGTTAAAAATAATTGTGCTCGTCGATTGGGGGCATAGCACGACTGAAAACCGGCCCCGTTACTTGGTAATTCTGGCTTAGTTGAATCGGTATTCGCCAAAAACTGGGAAACTTTCCCCATTGCGATCTGTGTGGCTCCCCCCAATCCCTGCCAGCCAACATTTACAATACGGCCAGCGGTTGTGTCTGTTGATGATGATACAACCGTAAAATCTGGAATAATCCCTTGAGCTATTTTAGTTATCGCTTCTAAAATCTGCGTATCGTTATCAGGATCTAACGTTCCTCCACTTTCTACAACAATATTACAAAGCTCTCTCTGAATGGTATTAAACCACTCCGCTGGTAATATAGTAGGGCTAACGCCACCAGCTACACTACCATCAGTAAACTCTCCATCAGGCGTAGCCGTATTTGTAATGTCACCTATTTTTTGCATATAAAACCCTCAAAACTTAATTTGATTAACCAATAATTAAATTTAATTAATAATAACCAAATAACAGCACGGTAAACGGTGGAGCTAATTGGTTAAGAGTACATTCAAGAATTTTATTACCCCATGTGGCTAACGGTTCACCACAATAAGTAATTCCGCATCGAGCGGGGACGTATGTTGTTTGTTGAGCATTTACACGCCAGACAAACGGCCAATCCTCACCATTAATCGCCTCACCACATACACTAAACCCTGCCCGTGCCTGGCGAAATTCATCAATGGTTATGTCATAGCCTAGCGTTTTGGCAAGATTGATATAAAACTGTTTTGACAGCGACCCTTTACCCACAAGACGCGATACAACCGCCTGACGACGGCGCTCAATCGTGTATGTTTCGCCTATCGTGCAATTATCCGGGAGGCCCAGCGACTCCTCCCACTCGGGTAACAGCTCCAGAGCCGTCGCCGGAAATCCACCAGCTAATAAACTGAGCGCGCTGGCATCCACACGTTGAAACGATTTGGCCAACGCTTTGGCCAGATTGGTTTGCGGATTATCAGGCCCCGTTTGCCAGACTCTCCCGCGCGGGAAATGAGCCAGCAAAGCCGATTGATAATCAGCGGAAGTATAAAGGCTCGTCATTTGATATCCACCGTTCCGAGTTGGGGGAGCTCACCAACGGCCAGCGGGATGTTTTGCGTTGGAGATTCAATTAAAAAACCATCGGTCCCCGGTATAGCTGCGATCGCGCCGTTGATTGATGAGAGCGTTATAATTCCCTCTCCGGTAGGATCGCCACGGGTAAAAAATACCTCGTTGATAGCGGTGCTAATAGCCGCCGTCAGGTCTTCGTTCTGCTGAATAATACCGGTAATTGTAAAATTAATGACCTTTGCGATCGGAGAGGCAACATAAACCAAGGCTGTTACAGTTTGTTTTGGGTAAATAGCATCAGCAACACGCAACTGGTCGCCGGTAGCTTTCGCGTAATAACCCCAGTCCTCATACTGTGAGAGGCCATCAGAGCCCACTGGAAAGCCGTGGTTTGTCTGATCGTCACCATCACACATGATGTATATCCCGACCGTTCCCACGCCCATCAGACGACGCACACACCACGCACGCGTAACACCAGACACCGCCAGCGCCCAGTTAACGTAATCTGTTTCGCTTCCGCCCTGCGGTAATGCCTGATACTCCAGGAGCATACGGGTACGTAAAGGCTCGTCTTTTTCTACGTTTGTCCCACCAGTGGCCGGGTCAACAAGCGTTATCTGGGAATCAACACCAGGATAACTTTTATCCAGCGTCAGAATTGTACCGGCTGGCGCGTTACCTAATGCGCCACCAGCTGTGGGATCATCGAGAGGAGAGAGAAGAACAGCCGTCACAGACGTTAACGCGGTTCCATCAGCCCCGATCGTTAGAGCTTTATCGAGCGTGTATTGAATACCATCTTTACGGTTAACAATTGCACCGACAGGAACCGTCCCGCCCGTTCCCGTGGCTTTAGCCGTTGGACTTTTCGCAGCCGTTGCGGGCTTTCGGTATACCATCACCAGTGCCGCCCAAGCTTCTAAATACTCATCTGTAGCGGTAAAAGGCGTTGATTGTTGAGCGATCCAGTCAAGATAACCGTAGTGGCCATAAGATAACCCGGCCTGAACGTCGCCGGTGATTTTCAGGTTAGAAAACCTAAGGAGGCCACCTGTTTTGGGTAACGCGCTCTGAATATCGCTTTGAACCTGCCCCCTCAGATCCGTTAATGTCGGGTGCTTATACGGCATTCGCTATTTCTCCCCATGCCCAGTCAAATTCAAAACTTCGCTTTGTCCCGTCCGGCTGCTTAATTTCAACGTACAGATATAGCGACGACGGGTAGACAATGCGATAAGTCACCGCCACCGATTCAGCTATAAGGTCATCAAGCATCCATTGCAGCGCCTCACGGGCGTAATCTTTGGCCTTTTCTGCCGTATCCCGTGATAAGCGCTGACGGTAAATCAGCCATAACCGGGACCCAATGCGGTAATCTTCGCCCATATCCCCCCACCAGCCCCGGCGATCATTTCCGTCATAGGTGTCATCTGCTCGCGCTTGCTGGTCAGTGAAAAGAGAGATTAAAACGGCTGTATCGAGATCGTCACCGCTGGCCAGATCGCCGGTTTCGGATATCCAGCCCCCGGAATCTATTTTCCAGACTGTTTTGATATCACTCACTGGCTACCCTCCAACCGGATTAGACGGTTTTTCACTGTCAATTGTACTATTACCACCCTGAACATTTTTAACCGGGTGGCCATGGCCGTTGTACGCTTCCCGGAGCTCCTTGAGCGTTGCTGTGTTGCTTTCACAGTTATCAATAATGTCACCGGTGCATTTCAGAACCGGCGTTTTGGCCATAACCTCCTCACTGGCAGTGATCGTCACCACAGTAGAATTTACAACGTCCACCGGCTGGCCAGCGGCATCTATTGTTATGCCGGTTTCGGTAAGCTTTACGAGCTGGCCCCATTGGCTATAAATGATCGTCTCACCTGGCTTTAAGCCTGATTGCCGGTGGGACTGGTGATTTGATGCAATAATGACGCCTGACGAGCGATCCCCGCCTAAAAAAGCCACTACCACATCAGACCCCACCGGCAAGCCTGAGGAGAAACCAAAATCACTCATGCGCGGGGTATCGCCCCGGACCTCTAAAGGGGTCTGCACCTGTAGTTTTTGGATCGGGCCGCTATCGCTGGTCGCCGTTATGCGGCCAATAGACACCGCCATTTGAATACGGCGTAAAAGCTGGCGGTAAAGAGCGCTGATATCCATTAATAATTGAGCTCCCTGACCTGCTGATAGAACTGGTATGGCTCCACGGTAAAGGCTTCTGGAGGCATCAAAATAAGCTCAGCCGTCGTCCCACGTTGATCACGCGTAAACGTCACCTCAGCAAGCAACCAATACATATCAGTGATGTTAAATACGGGAATACTGATCGGGATCTGGGTGTTTATCTCCCAAAGCGCGCCGGACTTATCGCGCCAGCTGTCCACAACAACCCGGAGAGCCTTTGAGCGGCCGTAACGGCGGTTCATTTCCCAGTCTATGTACTGTTGCGCCACACCGTTCGCGATCATCGTACTTTCTATAATGTCGATTTTTTTTCGGTGGCGCATTTTTTCGGGGTCTTGCGCGCTGGCCAGAAACGTCCCGCCATACTCAACAGAGGACCCCACCTCATACAGCGGCGTAACCGACATGGACAACCCTACATAGTCGGAAAAACGCTGATCCATGCAACTCTGATAATCAGCCGCCTGGATGTTTTCCCCCTGAACGACGCCAGACGCGGCTTTTTTCGTGCCAACACGGGTCAGATATAGGTTCCCGTCAGGTAGGTCATACGCGAGTAACGCACTCCACCGGCACACACGATCAATAATCTCCTGTGAGCTCTCACCCCAGTTAATCGTAAACTGGGGGGCGGCCTGTAGCCCGGTGACGTCGGATGTAACGTCAATTCCATAAGGCGCGGCGAGGCGTTGAGACATGGCCAGCGCATCGAGCCCGGTCATGACATTACTTTCCCACTCCGCCGAACAATCAACCAGGTCCTGACATTTTCCACGGCCGGTCACACGAATCTGATGCTGATTTGGCCGGATCGAGGGACACCAGCGGTCAACATAGCCGGTAATAACCACATCCTTCCCCAGCTTAACCACACAAGGATCGCCAGGACTGACCAGCTGTTGTTGGTCGTCTCCTGGGTAATAGTCCATGATCGAGATATCAAAATCTGATGGCATTCTCTCGATGCCACGCGTTATGCGTATTCGGTCCCAACCATGCAAGGCGCGGCCCCGGACCTCCAGATATAACTCATCGGTGTTTTCCGCTTCGGTCGTCATTTGCTGAGAGCCTTGAAATCAAGTGGCATAAATGCCGGATGAACAGGGTTGACACACCTCACCAGCTCATTGTTACGTGCCGGGTCCTGATAGATTCGTTCGGAGAGAACGAGAGAAGGAAGCGAGTTATTAAACTGATACTCGGTAAATCGGGCCAGATTCGCACCGCGGTCGGTCAGCGTTGAAACAACCGTGTTATGCAATGCGATCAGATCTCGATAAGTCTCGTCATGGCCCATATCAGCGGCATTTATCGCACCAGCCTCCAGAACCTCACCAGCCAGCGTCATGACCTCCCACGCATCATCATGCGAAACAGGCTGATAGCTGAGCGCAGCGCGCCCCAAATAGGCCAGAGCCAGGCGCTGGAAAAATAACGTAGCAGCGGCTTGTACATCTCCATCAAGACCAGGTACGTATTCCCCTGTTTCAAATACCGAAAGATTCACAAAAATTCGAATTTGGTCCTGTGGCTGGCTAACCGTTAAAACAGCCGCTGATAACAGCTCATTGGCCTTGTCTGCGTAAATGGCAGCATCAACCGACTTAACGAGCTCATCACCGGCTGCTGTCACTTTCCCGCGATTCTGCGCGCTGGCTGACTTCTGTTTTTCCATCTGAACCGGGTAAGTTTGATTGCTGGCCAGTCCACTATTACTCGACGGCTGAAACCGTCCGTAATTATCGCTATCAAAGGTATCTGTGATGGTGTTTATAAGGTTGTTAGCCTCATTCACTGTGCCGGTGATCTGACTAACCCAAAAGACGGCGGTGTTTTGCAACGTATGAATAAGCGCCGTACTTTTCCTGAGTATGCTGTTGATGGTCGTGACAAATTGAAGTGTCGTTGTCGCAATAGACTTTAACCACGACTCCTCATCCGGGAGTGGCGTTGATGTTGTGACGGGAAAAACCTTTAACCCGGACTCGATCGCATTGAGTGTGAACTCAAAATAACGGCCGTTATCCCACTGCTCGACAATCTGGAGGCCACCAGAGGGAATGCTTACCGTTAATTCGCCATACGTCGGGTGAATAAGCGTACCGGCCCCAGCCGTTTCACATGCAGCTATAAGATTAGATCGCTGGTCAATTACCGCTCCACCACCGTAAATAACGCTGTTCTCGACCAAAAAACCTTTGATAGTAAATTTTCGGGTCGCTCGGCCTAAATCCTCAACCCACGGTTTATCTCGATAGGGGTACTCATGGACGGCCGTTTTACGGCCAAACGAGCTTTGCCCGCCCAGAACGGCAAACGGAACCCCTCTAAATTGTGCTTTCTGGAGCGTTTCAAACCAATTTCTTGACCCTTCTGGATCAAAAAAATCAGTCACAGTATCAATCAGACTCATAGTTACCCCGTAAATGGCATTGAGACGGCAACGCGGCCACCAGTCGTCCCTGTAGCCTGAGTTTGCTGATTTGTACGCGGATCAATCATCGTCACCTCAACCTGTAACTTAGTGCTGGAAAGCCCCTCACGTACCGCATCAGAAATACCCTGGCTTTGAACCTGAGTATTCGTATTGCTATTTTCAGTGGATGAATTAGACGTACTGTTACTAACAGTGGAAGAATTGGACGTACTGTTATTAACAGTAGATGTGTTTGAAACGTTGTTGTTTTCCGTTTTGTTCTGAATCTGGCTCACCGGCGCACCGCTGATTACCGATTTTACCTGCTCAGAGGACCACGGATTGTTACCCTCCTGATTAAATAGCGCAGTAAGAACACGGGCCCTTAATGCCGGGTCGGTCAGATTCAATTGCTCGCCAGGGCTTACTCCTACCTCTTTACTCGCCCGGTCAATCATGCCGCGCGTGTCGTTACCATCAGTAGGCGGGGAGGCCATACTGATAATTTGCGATAATGTCGTGAGCGGACGATTGCCAGCAGCCTTACTTTGGCCGGTGTAATACAACATCAGCTGACGATCGGCGGCGGATATACCGGCTTCAGGGGTCTCAAATTTTGCGAATCGAGAAGCGCCGCCAGCGCCGGACTCCATAACAGCACCTTGCTGACCAGCAAAATTAAGGTTCCAGGGATTGTTATTCCGTACTGAACGCGCGCGAGGGTTAACACCAGCGCTTGGCTGACCAATATTGACGCCCTGATAGCTATTTGGTCCGGTTGCACTGGCGCGCTGTAATGCGATGGCCAGATCGCTCGCCAGCTGGCTAGCGGCGTCTTTAGGTCCGTAATACGCCTGAAATTTCTGGCGGAGCCCATCGGTCATGGTTCCGAAATCGAGCGCTGTTTTTTCCGTTACCGTTAGCGTTTTAGTAAATTCTGGGTCGTTATACCCCTTTCTTAACTGTTCCGCTTCATCACCTCTCGTCACCCCTAATGCGTGCATAATTGCCACGTTATCAGGGCCGTGAGTAAGTAAATCAGTGATCCCCTCAATACCGTCTTTTACTGAACCATCGGAGAGTAACAGGCGGTAAAAGCCGCCTTTGGTTTTTTGTTTCAAACCATCCCACGCGGCCCCCATCTCGTTAATAGCACCATTAATACCGGTGAGATCTTCGTTAAGGCCGTCAGGAACTGTTAAGCCAAACTGACTGGACTTTTTCATCAACTCATCAAATTTACCCGACCTGAGTAAACGTAAGCTGTTTGCATCTAATCCAAGCAAATCAGATACTTTTTTCTGATTTTGAGAACTTAACGACGGGAATATTTTTGAAAGATTGCGCATGGTCCCGACCAAATCAGCCGTACCATCTTTATTTTTTGCAATCTGAACACCAATCTGATTCAGCAAAGATAGCGCTTCGTTATTCCTGCCCTGCAAAGCTTCATTAAAAACGCTATACAGCCCCTCGACTGACTGTTTAGCAGAATCCGCCTCTATACCTAATATCTGCATTGCACCAGATATTTGAGTAAATTTCTCAACGCTTAAACCTGCGTTCTGGGCTGATGTGGAAAGCTCCTGAGCACTTTTCCCTGCCTCTCTCATGCCGGTTACTGTTTTATAAATACCAGCCGCCGCCGCCCCCATTCCAAGGGTAATCCCCCCAACCATCTTTAACGGGGGGACCATATCGCCAATTAACTGAACACCATCTTTAGCAAATACATTTAAAGTTTTAAATTGCCCTATTATAGAATCAAGGCCATTTAATGTTTCTTGCCCGCCGAGTTTCAACCCTCCTTTTAATTTATCCAGTGGCGGATAGAGTGATTGAACTGAGCGAACAATATTATCAATTTGCTTTGATGCATCATCATTGGCTACTAAATCAAAATCGAATTGTTCACCCATAAGCTCACCCTCTAAGCATTCGTTTCATTTGCAAATGCCAGAATAAAAAACGGCTGGCGGGTAAGTTGCCAGCCTCAAAAGGGCCCCAATGATAAAATTTAGTGACCTCTGCTATCGCGTTCCCCCAGGTTATTGAGGATATTTCAAAAAAGGCAGAAGATATCCCTCAGCCTTTCTATAATCACGATAATTCATACCCTGAATTATATTATGTGGCACAAGTGGCTCACTTAATAGTGAAATCAAAAGCCCCATGGCGGACATATTTCCGTTTTTTGATTGTTCATGATAAAACTGTTCAATCTGAGAAAAAGACGGCTCATTAATCACGAAACTATTATAAGTTTCCTTTCCATCAACTGACTTTAATGGCTTAATGAGCGTCAGCGTAAATGATGGTTCCAGTGAATCAAGAAATGATAAATCGTTTACGACAGTACCCACAATTAATTCTCCGTAACGGAAAGGCCTTCCCACTTAACATCAAACTTTGCATCTTCGGAATCTACTTCCTGCTCATCGACGGTCCACATATTACTCCCGATAATGGTTTTACCATTAGCAAGCTGAGCAACCACCGTGACATTTGTTTGATTGTTAAACCCAATAACCGATGTTCCACGGCTATCACGTAGTGACATAGAAATAGACCCTGCTGAGGGTTTTTCTTTATAACCATGAACACCATCCATCCCGGTTAATGTTTCACGCTTAACGCGCGTGGGTTTGTATTTAAATGACCCCTCGACCATAACTGTTAATCCATCAACAGTTACGTAAGCAGTCCCCGCGAGTAAACCGGTTGTATCAGCCATAGCAGACCCTTAAATATTATGAGGTTGGTTGTAAGCGGAATTGAGCAAGAACCGCAAAAATACGGAGCTGGTTGATCAGGATTCCAGTCCACAGAACATCCACACGGTTCGGGTTACTCGCATTCTGTTCAACAATCAAACCGGCCGCAAACCCTTTGCTGTCCTGAACGTAGCCCTGCCATTCGAGCGACTGATACTCCGCTATCAATTCAGCCTTGATAGTTGATGGCGTCACCAGTGCGGAACCAGGAGCAAAACGCGTTCCATCTTTTGCCAGTTTTACGCGACCAAATTTTGACGTTACGATCGCGCGCATATCACGCATACAGAACATCAGAAGGAATAACGTCTCAACCTGCAAATAGCTGTCATCTGGCTGGCCATACCCATTCAGTTGATACGTAGTGATCACGTTTTCAATTTGGACTGAGTTATCAGGCTGTACCGTAAACGTAGAAATACCGCTATACAGTAAAGTATTGCGCTCTGTAAGAGAAAAGCGGGACGTCATAGGCGGAGCCAGAACACCACGAACGACCAACGTTTGCAGCGGACGCCCTGGGTCGTTACGTAAACTTACAGCTGCGGCCCCCGCGTACCCTGCGGCCCATAAATATGATGGGGATGGAGAGTCATAAACCCCCATCAGAGACGCGTGCTGATCGTTGCGTCCTTCACCTTTTGAGGTTAGTACTCCGTAACTCCCGGCCGTTGCACCAAAGGCGTGGCCGTAAGTCTGCTGACTATAGCTCCAGCGCCCTGTCTGATCGTTAAGAAAGTCCCGCACTGCATCAAGCGCAGTCGTATCATCATACGGAAAAACGATAAAATCGTAATTCGTATCATGTAGGCTGGCCAGCGCAGCTGATAGATCAGGAGTTCCGGCCCCTCCAGTCATCTTCGTTATTGCAATATCGATCCCAGGAGGTAAAGACTCCCCCCCACTTGCCCCCAGGTAATTAAGACGAATATCAATAGAATTTCCAAGAGCACCAGTGTTTTTAGCAGTCAACTTCACCTTAGCTGGATCATCCTCTGAGGCTGCAACCAATTCAGCGTTAACAGGCAGATCAGCATTTGCACCGATAGCTGCTATGATCGCCCCTGAGATAATATCGCTGGTATCTGTTGGAACAACGGCAACCTGGACACGAATACCGGCAATATACAGTGATATAACGCCGTTAGCCGTAGGAACACCAGTTATCACTAGAGCCCCCTCAGCGCCTGTCATCCCTGTCGCGGCATCCATTACAGGTAAAAGATAAATGGTCCCGCTACTGTCATTTTGTAGATAAACATCCATCATTGACGCAAGCATAGACCCCTGACCGGCCAGAACTTTAGCATTTGGCGTGCTTGCACAAATAACAGGCTCGTCGGCGGTAGCTGTACCCGTGCTTAACATCTGACCAATAATCAACGTATTCTGATTTACGACAGCGGTATTAGCCTGAGAATTATCAACCTCAGCGTAAAATAAAGGCGTTCGTAAATTACTGGGAACGTTATTAAAAGGAATCATTTATTACCTCCTTTTTGTTTAACGTCAGATTTTTTATTTATTACAACAACATCTTTATCACGGACGCGACGTTGCCAGAAAGGGTCATTGTCTGCAACTTCCGCCCCTTCCTTTGGTAGTAAGGTGCGCTTAAACGGATCGCGAATCTCGCAACCTTCATTTGGTTTGACGAACATAGTTTAACCCTCAAACTTTATTTGGACCTGTGGTCGCGTAGTCCCATCAGGCATGGCTAAAGAAATATCTACCTCTTTTAGCTCATCAGAAACAACAGGGTAAAAATCATCAGGCCCCTGAAAATACTCAACAGAGACCAACATTAAAAGCTGACCTATATGACCTGCCCCGCTGGAATCAACGTCTATCCTTGATGAAACGGAGGAGTAACGCTGAATACGCCGGGTTAATTCATAACTATTAATCAATGATTTTTCTATTTGCTCCTGTAACTCCTCTAATTTAACCTCAGCATTCATCGCGCCATCTTCATTCGACTCCCCGTCAAACTCCTCAATCCTTGCCGTTATACGTAAGGTTGTGGTTGTATTGAATTTAGGGGCGTTTTTATCAATACCTTTTTTATCTTCGGAATGAGTCTGAATGAGAATTAACGGAAAAAGATCGCTACGGGTAGACCAGTCGCGAGGAGAGTAAACCCTCTCCTCTGCGTCCGTATTATCTTTTAACGCGAGAACAGCCAAATTTCTGACCTCAGTAGAGTTCATATTATTTGCTCACGTTTAGTATTAACTTTAACCCACCATGAGAATCTGGTTGAACATCAGATACAACATAAGTTGTTTTATCTGAATATATATACAAACGATCACCCTGTGCAGGTTCCGTCAAAAACGCACTAGCTCTCACACCAATAACAGGAGAGGTTGTATTTATTTCGGAGGAACCATCTAGTGTTTCAAATTCTTTTGAGTAAGGGCGATCAAATATCCCTTCCGTATCAAAAGCAACACCACGCTTAGGCCGATAATTTATAGGCTGACCAAATACTTTTTGCAGTGGGGCCAGTAGTTTTTCATCCCAATTAATCACGGGTTAACCCCCTGTGATGAACTCCACGCCACCGGCATCAGCCGTTATGGATAGACCAACTCTAGCTTTAACCTCAAGCTCCTGACGTACTACGGATAATTGTTTAACTAACCCAATTGCCGTCAGACGCTCTGCCGTTTTTAACGGGAGTTTCACTGTTTGTGAATGCAAGTATGGCTTACCGTTAAACTTCAACGTAGCTCCCGTAACCACCACAGCGATATAACCAGCGGGATCAGCATTAGCCGCAGGGTCAACGCCAGCAGCGGCATCAGCACTGGCCACAGGGTCAGGGTCAGGGTCAGCGCCAGCAACGGCATCGGCACCAGCCGCAGGGCCAGCGCCAGCAGCGGCATCTGCACCAGCAGCATCAGCATCAGCATCAGCACCGGCATCAGCACCGGCCGCAGGGTCAACGCCAGCGGCGGGACCAGCACTGGCCGTAAGGTCCTGGTCCAGTCCCAAATCTGGATCTAAAAAATCTCCCTCTTTGAGATCATTAATAGACCCGGCCGCAGCCGTTTTTTGCTCTTTTGTTTTTGGAGCCATCGCTATTCACCTCAGCTCTCATCAATAACCATTGCCGCCATACAGCCGTTAACCTGGCTTGGAATGACGATCGGCGCGGACTGCATCAACAGCTGACGTTGAGGCGGGTCAAATGGAACCCAAGTTTTTGGCGCATATGCCATCGGACCATAGTTAAACGAGTCATCCAGAATTGCACCAAATGCGCGAGTACCCTGCATTTGTGGCCCACTCATTAAGACCATGCCATCAGTAATCATTGGCATTTCAACGCCATTCAGGTCATCAATAAACCAGTCGTTATAAAGCCAGAGGTTATAGTTACCCCATGTACCTTTATGAATAGCACCCGGCATAATCTGTGCGCCTGGGTTAATGATATTTCCTGACGGGTTTTGAGCTGGAAGAATGATCGCGCTGTTTTTTAGCGTGGTATCTTTTTTAAACGCCGCCCATGATTTATTTGTAAATACAATATCTGTACAAACAACTCCTGATTTTTGTAAAACAGTCGCTTGCCATTCTTCGATACAATCACTTGGGATCGTATTTTCAGCGCCAGCCGCTACAACTAATGGCCAGGCACTCGAACCAGTCAGCGCCACGGTTAGAGCGGGGTCTCGCCCAAAATCGACTACCGTTGTCGGGAACCCTTCACCGGCAATCGTTACGCGGCCGGTTTGCAGCGCAGACGATGCCATCCATTCCAGACGGCGGTTTAACATGTCGATTTGATCAGCCATTTCAAACTGAATATTGAGCATGGCGCGCTCAGCAGCAGTAAACTCACCGCCAATACGCTCACCAATTTGGCGGCGAATCGGTTTACGTAAATCGGGAGCGCGTTTGTCTTTGATATAGGCCGGTTTAAATTTGTTGGTCTGGTAACGACGGCTTTCAACCATTTTCCCCTCAACGAGCGGGGAACAGAATGGAGCCATACGACGCAAGCCAACATCAACATCAATGGCAACCTCTTCCGTGTCAGACGTTACGACATTTGGAAAAAATCGGTCGAGTAAGAAATTTTGCGCAACTTTTAAATTCGGGACTACCTGAATTAAAGTCGCCGTGTCAAAAACAGTCATATCACTCACGATATATACCTTTTTAAATAATAGGATGCCGCCGCCAAATAAATTATTTAGCGGGTTAAATATTAATTAGCCGTATTTAAATTAGTCGTTTTTAACAACGTCCCGAATGAAAATACTTGAAGGGCGTAACGCTGGAGCGATAGTTTCAACCGTCCAGGAATCATCAATAATAATTCGATGGCCGTTAAACTCGCCCATCAGATAAACGCCGCCCTGTACATCACCAGCTGTTGCGTCAACATCATCAACCAAAATGGCGCTCGGAACTTCGCTACCATCCGTTGCCGATTTGACACTGAGTTGATAGCCACCGCTGACGGTCACGACACCCAGCACCGCACCGCGTTTAAGCACCTTGCCACCAGTAATGGTCACAGTATCGGTAACGAGCTGGAGCGGGCCGCTAACAAGCTGATCGGGTACGTAAACATCCTGAACAACTCCCGGACGCCACGGATTATTACCAATTTGATTAACTGTCATTTTTTATCACTCCCACCAGTTCGGTTATAAAGGCTCATCATTCTTTCGGCTGTAGAGTTACCTTTTTTACCGCCAGTAACTCCTACTTTTGGTTGCGGTTCGTTGGCCATACGATCCTGGAGCGTTTGGCGTTTAGGCTGACCCAGTTGAACAGCAGCCCCCATAACGGTTCGGCCGTTGGCTCGCATAACCCTGATCGCTTCATTCGCTGAAAGCTTCGTTGTAAATGCCAGTGTTGCCGCTAAATCTGGACGGCCAGCGGCATATTTACTACTGAAAATAGCCGCGCAACGTTGACGCTCGGCCTTACGGCCTTTCTTGACGTCTTTGTTTTCGTCCTCCTCAGCATCAGCATCATCGTCATCGTCATCGGCGTCAGCATCCGTATCGTCATCGTCTGCATCAGCGTCGTCGTCATCGTCGTCCGCGTCCGCGTCATCGTCGTTATCATTGGCCTTTTTGCCCTTCTTACCTTTTTTGGACGAATCGCCGTTATCACCGTCGTTATCATCATCGTCTACTGCATTTGTATCGTCATCGTCCTTATCATCATCGTCCGCTGCGCGATAGGCTTTGGCCGCTTTATTCAGACCCAGCAAATGGGCGAATGAAAACTTATTCATAGTTAATCCTTAATTAAGTTGAGAAAATCACGAAAAGCCGCATCAGGCGGCGTTACTACATCAGCCAGACCGAGGGAAACACCTTCGGCCGCCAGATAAACCGCCGCCTGTGTATTGCGCACGGTATCCGCTGAAATCCCCCGGTTACGGGCTACGGTATCGACGAATAAGGCCCCAATATCATCTATCTCAGCCTGGAGACCGTCACGGGCCTGATCGCTTAGCGGAATCATTGGGCTTGTCTCACCTTTACGATCACCAAAGGTCACGATGGTTACTTTCACCCCGTCTTTTTCCAGCTTTTGAGACCAATCGACATGCATCAAAATAACGCCAATCGAGCCCACACCACCGGTACGGGGGACGGAAATATGGTCCGCCGCGCTAGCTATGGCGTATGCGGCGGAATAAGCGGACTCAGATAAGATTGCGCGGATTGGCTTTGCCCCGCGCGCCGCGTAAATTTCGTCAGCAAGGTCAAAACAACCAGCCACCTCACCGCCAGGGGAATCTATATCCAGGCAAATCCCCTTAACCTCCGGGTCATTTATAGCCGTGATAAAGCTTTGCCGGATGCCGTCATAACCGGTCATCCCGGACCACGGCCGCAACGTCCCTAGCTTTTGGACTAACGTTCCCTGGACTGAGATGATCGCTATACCGTCAACAAGGTCATAGCCGGTATCAGCTTTCCGTCCTTTTCTGGTAAACGAATCATCATCATCGTCATACCAGGCTGACGCCCCATCAATGCGTGTAATCCCCAGACGCTCAGTTAATGCGGCTATAATCACTTCGGCTTTTTTGGGGTGGATAATGAGTGGTGTATTAAACAAATGCTGGGCTATATGAGGGAGTTGTTTCACTGTTCCTCCGGTTCCTTAATTGTGTCCTCTGCGTCCTGGCTGATCGCCCACGCGGGCAACGGTAAACCACGTTCTTTCAATGCTTCGATCTCGCGCTGACGCTGATCAAGAAGGTCCTCCCAGTCCTCACCCACATTTTCAGAACACTCAATTTCAAGCGTGGACAATCCAGCATCCATACCCAAAATCGCGCCTTTCTTCTCTGCAACGGGATCGACCCAGCCACGGCCGGGGCCCATCCACTGAGAACGGCTATACGCGGTTCGACATTCCAGAAACTCCGGCGCACCAGCAGGAAGGGGAAGATCTACCGTGTCGTGTAACTCCTCGATGAACGCCCCTAATATTGGTTGAGCAAAGCCAGTGGCAAAATCAATGCGACGGCGGGTAAGTGTTTTCCACGCCTCAAGAAGCGCAGAACGGGCGGAACTGTAATTAACTTTTGACCAGTCCTGGGTTAACTGTGATTCAGAGATACCCAGCGCGGAGGAGGTGTTACGTAAAACGGCGGACTCAAACGCGGGGAAATTACTACTTGGCCTAGCCGCGTTAACTGTCACCACCTTTTCACCTGGGAACATAATGGGCATTCGAGCCCCGTTCCCGAGGGTTAACCGGCGGTCATCATGAAATTCTTTTCTCTGATCCTGGTAACTGGCGATATCTTCAACAGAGGTCCCCATAGCTTGCTCCACCAGCTGTGGATCATAGGGAGACTCAATGTAGGCCCCAAAAATTGCATTAAGAACAGCGGACTCTAATTCTGTAGCATCGTACTTAACCAACATTTTTAACCGCTGGACAACAGGGGTAAAAATACCGGTTCCCCTGTGTTGCGATGCCCGGTCATGGTCAAAATCATGAACCACCACAGGACGGCCCCAGGACGTTTCACGGGCTACTCTTTCCCATGTCACGGAATCAGCAGCGGACCACCAGTCCCCAACGTGGGCTTTACGGATGTGGTACGCCACCGGCGCGCCATCGTCATCGAGCTCAACGCCGCCCCGGATGTGCTCTAAATCAAATTGTTGTTGCGGGTTACTTAGTCGATCGGGGTCAACAATCTGAATAGCTGTAGCAAAATGCGCACGGCCACGGCCAACGCGATCCTCGCGAAACTGGAGGATGGCCAGCGCGTCACCGTCAATTAACTTATGACGGAACGCTAACCGAAACATTTGAGAAACAGTTAATTTCCGCTCAACATCGCAATAACGCCCCTCCGCCGTTGACCAGGTACGAAACGCCGCTTCAACCGCTCGCCCGTACTCATCAGCCCACGTAGCATCAAACGATTTATTGCCCGTATAGAATGCCAGCGCGCGATAGTCTGGTTTTACAATTGGCCGGAATACAGCACCAACGGCATTATCAAGAATCCTGGTAACACCACCGCTGGCCCAGCCGTCATTACGAACGAGATCACGGACACGGGAAACAATCCTGTCACGATAATTGTTAATTTCGTTATCGGGAGAGCCCAGATATGGGACCCAGTTAGCCAGCTCAGAACTGTAAGAGCTAGCCGCATCATAGGGGGTTTCACTGTAACCATTTAGCGCCTGTCTACGCCCCCTGGGTAATGGGGCCATCGGCTTCCCGTATTGGTCGAGTATCTGCACCATCAGTAACGAAACCTTATCGGCCTACGCGGCCGAGGAACGATCCCCAACTGAGCCTGTAATAACTGAATAAAGGCCATCAGCTGGGGTAATGACGTTTGTTGATATGTAACCGATCGGGTCCCATCGCCTTGAGCATAAGAGAACGAAACGCCCTGTTGACCGGTCATTAAATTAACGTATGCCGCCTGAGCTGCATTCAACGCCTCTTGTACTTGGGCGCGGGTCATCCCAGCCAATACGCTGTTATTGGGTCTAAACATAAGATTCCTTTAGGCTAAACGTTGTGAAACACGCCCTTTCGGCTTTTCTTCACCTTCAACCAGGATAAGAACCCCGGAACCGGGGAACTGTAGGGACGGTTTTTCTACTGGCTGAGTTGAGGGGTCAAGTAACACCCGTGACGGCTCTGCTTCGATAATGCTGGCGCGAGTGTTGAGTTTTAACCCCATGTGGAAAAGACCACACAGCGCTGCATACCCATAAACCCTACAGTCTAACGCTTCGTTAGCCTTGCCTTTTGGAAGCTCCCATGTGCTGTAGCGCTGGCCGCCAGACTCCTTAATAACCAACCGCTCAGCTGTAAGCTGGGAGAAATAAACCAGATCACGATCTACAGAAAAATGCATATAACCCGGACCAGACTTTTCAATGTGGAGACGGGACCGGATAGAGTCTTTCGCCGCATTGACCCCGATAATGATCGGGCGGAATGTTCGCCTGGTACGAGCGGAGGTTTTTTTATTTGGCCACACTGGCGAGCGTTTACCACCAACAGCGGACTCACCTTTAATCGCCCAGATACGACGGCCCAGACGCTCTTTGCAAAACTCGTAAACCTTCTGAGTATGGTGGCCACCTGAGTCCATACACGCGGCCATAATAGTAAACCCGCGCCCGTCCGCACGCCGCCAGACTTGCTTTAGATATGCATCAAGACGTAACCACGGGTCAGGGGTTTCTAAATCGCCCTCAATAATGTCAAAGGCTATAGACCAGGACTCCTCATCACGTCCCCAGCCAATAACCTCCAGCTCAAAGCGATCATCCTGTGTATCTATACCAACGGTTAGCACTGCCACACCGTCAGGAACCTCAGCCTCAAATACTTCGCGTCTGGCCAACAGAATATCGGTGGCCAGTTTTTTACCGTGATTCGGCCGGTGAGGGAGGCCCATTTGGGTATTCCACCAGGCTAATTCTTTATCCGGGTCGCCTTTGGCTTTGAGATATTTTTTCGCGATATCTGAGGGTTTATCTTTTTGCCACGGACTAAAGAGCTTACCGGCCTGAAATCCAGCGTGAATATTATCAACGCCCAGACGGCCACACGTCGGGCATTTTGCCCGATACACGGCATGACGATCGGACTCGGACCACTCCCAGACCTTATCAACCGCCGTCTCATCATTAATACGCCATTCCTGATCGTAATCATTCAACGGGATATGAACGCTGTCGCAACATTCAAACGTTTTTGTTTGATGCCACCGGATAGTATTTAAAGCCCTCAGGCGCTGACCTTCCGACCAGCCCACACCGCAGGACTCACAATGGAGCATTGCCCCATTTACCTTGTGCTCATCCCCTTCTTTATCCCAGTGGACATGTTTAAAAAAATCGGGGAATTGGCGATGGCCACAAACGGGACATGCAATCGAGGCGCGCCGCTGATCTGAATCCGCATAGCTTGCCTCTATCCTGCTCTCATCTTCGATAGTTGGAGAACAGGCGCGAATAGAAAGCCAGTTAAGACCAAATGTCGCTGTTCGCTCCTCCGCCAGAGTAATCGGGTCCCCTTCGCGGGTTATTGGGTATTTATCCACCTCATCGGCAAGAAGTACACGAATAGGGCGGCGCGCGAGGTTATCAGGGCTACCAGCACCGGCCAACGCCAGAAATCCACCGGTAAACGATTTATAGAGCAAAGTCTCTTTTGAATTTTTCTGCTTACCCGCGCCCACCAGCTTTCTCAGAACAGGCGTTACGCGCAGCATTGGAGTAATACGCTCCTTGGAAAACTGCTCAGCCGCATCCTCTTTAGGTTGTAAGAGCAACATTGGACACGGATCGAGGTGGGCGAAATAGCCAAACACGTTCTCTAACAGAGCTGTTTTCATCAACTGCGTACAACACATCACAGTAATGATATGAACACCGGATTCTGTAACGGCCATCATTGGCCCGCGCGCAACTTCTACAGTAGCGGTGTCCCAGTCACCGGAGGTACTACCAGCCTCACGGGCCAGCTTTCGGAATTTGTCAGCCCAGTCAGGGACGCTAATTCTGGGCGGAGGTGTCCACCCCAGCCGCGCGCTCCTCTTAAGCTTCTCAATCTTGCTCGGTGTTAAATTCGGGCTCTCCGAGTCCGGCAATATGTTTATGGACATGTGCTATTAACACCTCGGTCATTCTGTCAGCGGGAATATCCAGATCAGCCGCCATCAGCGGAGCTACCTTTTGTGGCCAATTAAGCCAGGAATCACGCTGAGCCCGAAACTCCTCAAAAAATGCGGTTTCGGCTACTGCCATTTCTATGACCTGCTCACTCTGTTTTTCGTAGTCGAGTTTGGCCAGTAGGGCCAAATAGTTCTCTTTGACCCTACTGGCTTCCTCTTTCGACATCTCCGCGCCGGTGGCCATCATGATCGCCGTAACCGCCGCAGCCGTTCCGTTATCGGCAGGATCAATAACCGGGGCGCTGGCTGGCTTCTTGCTTTTCGCGGCGTTGGTTGTCCGGCCGTCTTTGCTGTTACGCAACAGCGCCAACGCCTTATCGCTTTCCTCTACGTTGATATCATCGCCATCAAGAACGATATAGCGCCCAGCCTTAATCCAACGGCTAATCGTTTTACGATCAACGCCAGCATGTTTTGCATAGTCGATCCGGGTCATCGTCGTCATGGGACATTCTCACTGGGACATTAATGGGACATTTTTAGAGGATCTTTTTTGAAAATGTCCCACGGAAAAAGGATCGCGATTCCAGCGCTGGCGCGGCCTTAGGTTTCGTTGTGCATACTTATGCAGTGTGGGACATGGGACACAAACTCAAAATTTTATAGCTGGTGAAACACCGCGCGCGCGCAATGCCCGTGGAACAAGACCCCCACTGGAAGGACCCAAAATGTTTACGGGGGGGTATCATCCGACATGTCAATGATTTTGTTTCTTTTTCAACCACCTTTTCACCCTACTTACTTGGCCGTCCTCAACGCCTCAGAGATCGCCGCGCTCATTTCACCAGGCAACAGGTCCGCCGCCATCTGGTTCGCAAGCTCGAAATAACCCAGCGTTGGCGATGCCTCCTGAGCGTCACCAAACCTCACCAGCAGCTTTAGCTTTGGCTGTTTCGGGCGCGGCTTACGTGTACCATTCTTAGAGCGCTTGCCTTTCTTCTTGCCCGTTACAGGCTTGTACTTCTTGCGCTGCCAAAAGCCTGACGCACCGTTGACACTCCCAACAAACACATTCGGGTTTGCTTTCAGGCTGGCCAGCTTACCTTTAGGCAGGTTCCCGTATTTGTTGAGCCTGACGCCTTTGGGGTTAAGCAATGCCTTACCGCTTAGGTGGCGTGTACCGCCAAACTCCTCAGGAGCCAGATACTCAGCCGCTGTCGGCCTGATGAATACCTTTGCTGTGAGATTGGTTTTGCGGGCCGCTGTGGACGCTACAGAGTTGACGGTAAAGGGCGTGGGATTGTCCAGTTTGCTCTCTAAATTGTCCTTTTGCGCTTCCTGAATCTTACGGGCCGTAATGGTAAGGGCGCGCGCAGTGGCAAAAGGGAGCTGTTTTTTGAGGGCCAGCAGCTGGCGCTCAAGGTCTTTTAAACTCGCCATATGCGATCCTTATAGACATTTGATAGCCCGTTTTTGTAGTCGGGCTATAAGATGACTACAACTTGTGTTTATGTGACTACAACGCGTAACTATTCGCTATTGTTATGATCGTGCTGTGGCGGTCTGCATCGCTCACAGAACTTAGCGGGCCGCTCAACCATAATCCCGCAACAGTGGCACGTTGGGAGACCGTAATTGATGCGAGGAAGGAACACAGCCACACAAATAACCACAAACGCCAGAAGCAACGAAAGAGCTGTAACCATAGGTCCACCAGCTAATTAGCTGCCAGCCATCGCGCCAGAGCCCTGGAGCTTGGTTAACAGTGCGTTGAAGTCAGTAACCAAACCAGCCGCGTCAGTAGCGGTTGACGGGGCCTGATGGGCTGCCAACTTAACACCACCCAAAGCGGCCGCTGTTGCCGCTGGCAACGTATATGAGCCACCAGCACCACCACCATCAGCTGTGCCTTTTACAACAGCCTGGGCGAGATTAAACGATCCCCACTGCAAAAGAGGCTGGCCCAACGGCTGATATCCATCAGCAATGGCTTCGGCCATCTGAGTTGACAGATCCTCAGCATTAGCACCAATTACAATTTTGTAATCTGTATAAGACATAAACACTCCCGTTCATCAGTTATTACGGCTTTCCCGGCTCATGGCCAGCATCTCGAAATACATTTTCTCAATGGCCAGAAAGAGCGCGCTGGGTGTGTCATCAGCCGCGCCCACCAACAGATAATCATTCAACGAGCCGGGGCCGGTGGCGTCAGACACGTTGATTTCCCCTAACTTAGCCTCAGAGTTGTTCTGATACTTCGCCATGACCTTATAGCGGCCGTTGTACAGCTGTACGCTATAGGAACCATCTTCGGCCGTGGTCATGGTCGCCTCACGCCTTAAAAATGAATTCGGGGTGTTTTTCAGCTGGGTAAACGTGATAACCGCACCGGCGACGGCCGCACCATCAGGATCGAGAAATACGCCGGAGATCGTGACCATCATTTCCTCCCTGCCGTTATAGAGTCATAGGCTTTCTCACAGGTCAGCCCTCTGATTCTTGCCCGGTCAGCATATTGAGCGAGCTGGCCCGCTCTTTCGTCAGATTTTCGGTACAGCTCGGCAAGCAAAACGGCGGTATCGGCTCTTGTCTGCCGTTCTGAGGCAATGGCGGATAGGCGGCCGGTTTCACTTCTGGCGAGCTGTTGCTTTGTACGCTCGATGGCGAGTTGCAGCCGCTTATTGACAGACTCAGCATCAGCAGCAGCGGCGCTAACCTGAGCAAGTTGTTTCTCTCCATCCTCTCTGATCCTGTTGTTTTCCAGCTGGCGACGCTGTTCCTCTTCGCGTTCGCTGGCCTCTCGGGCCGCTTTCGCTTCGGCGTCTGCCTTATCCCGCTTTGACCATTTATCTGACCAAACAAGCCTTTCAGCAGTCTGGCCAGTGGTGTAACGCCAGTGGCCAAATCCCCATAACGACAAAGCCACCAGCATTATTAATGCCAGTGGCTTCCCGGTTCGTTTGAGTAAGGCTATTAACGCGGCTGTCATACAAGCACCGCTTTCGCCTTATCATAGCGGGCCTGTCGGTCATCGAGACCATTTGTCCCGCCATTGATAATCTTCGTAATGGCTTTAACGTCGCCGGTATGGTTCAAACAACCTTTAGAGACGTAGAACCACGCGGCGGACATAGCGGCCACGTCATCCTGCAACAGTGCGTCAGGATTGGAGAGGAGATCCACCCCGAGGGCCGCGCCACATTTCTGATAGTTCTCACGGCCGGTGATTTGCTTTAACCCACGTCCACGGAATTTCCAGCCGTCACCCTGTACCGTATTACCCAAATTGGCTTTACCCCAGTCACCGCCGTAAACGATATTGGCGATCGCTTCCTGGTTGGCCGGATGGCTACTGTTGCGGCCATACTGGTCCGCCTGTTGCTGAGTGATACGCTTCGCACCAAACACGCCCACGAGCTTATCAGCGGCATAATTCAGGTTTTCCACCAGCCGTGTGTAACCACCGGATTCTGTCCCCATTTGGGCCAGGAACATCGCCTGATCCAGCGGGTTAGTAATGCCGTATTGCTGCATGGCTTTTTCAATATGAACAAACCAGCGCGCGGCTAACTCGCCACTAACACCGGTGGCCAGTTGAAATTGAGATTGATTCATTGTTTATCGTCCCGTCTGAAAATCTTCATTACGTTGCCGTGCGAGTAGATGAGCGAAATACAGAGCATCACGTTAATAATCGTCTCTGACAGGTTCGCTTGTGTGTAACGGCCGGTGGCTATGAGAATGGTGACTGACCCACACGCCACCAGCAGAACCAGCGCCATAATCCCACCAACGATCCGATGTTTTGCCCCCTTCCGCTGGTATGTTCCCAGCATCATGGCGCTGATGGCGCAAGCAATGGCGTCAGTCCACAAAATGCCCGTATTCCAGGGAAGTCCCTTCACAAACAAGACAAATTCATTTAGTTCCGTCATTGCTGCCCCCGGTCATCATCTGGAGTAAGCGAGTTAAGAAAGCGGTAGGGCTAATTCTCGTCAGGGAGATCAGGAGAGTGACGCCAATAGTGGCTGTTACGGCTGCCCCCAGCCAGGGCTCAACAGTCACACCATCAGGGAGGTACTGACCCAGAGCCTGGGATAGAATGCCGGTGGCCAGATTGGCCCCCAGAATCCCCAGAAGAAACGAGATAAAGAACGTCGTTATCTGTTTAAATCGGTTCAAGTCCGGGGAGAAAATGACATAAACAGCAGCGCCGGAGAATGCGCCGATATAAACACCAGCTGGCGTACTGGCCAGCAACGTAGCAAATGACATGCTTGTGATTGCCACACTGTTAGCCGTCGCTGAGGCTGTGGCCGTAGATATACCCACATGGCCTCCTGAAAATTAAGGTAATAAAAAACCCGCTATATAAGCGGGCCATCGATAATAGGGTGAAATATATCTTTATATATTTATATCATTTCCCACACTCTCGCAGTGGGCGCGCTCATGCCCTTGAGCTCCTAACCCCGGTTCGTCTTTGCTCCCCGTTGGCTCTAACCGGTGCGTTACTGGCGATAACGCTGCGTCACCGGTGCTCTTTTCTCGTTAACCCTCACCAGGTGCAAAGCTGGCTCTCTACGTGGAGACTCGGGGCCACATAATGACTGTGGCATGTAAGGACGGTCTGACCGCTTAACGTTTCATAGCTGAGCCCTCATTAAGTGCCAGGCGGTGTACTGGCAAATTCAGGGAAAATCACCGCACAGGGCAAAAGGTCCGAAAATTACGGCAATCTCACAACCGGTGATTTTTGGACCTTTTGCCCTGGGTGGGGATGATGTTGCGGGCGGCTCCAGCCAGCCCCGCGACAAATAGAATGTTGTAACTATCCGGATTAATCTTTCGACGTGAGCCAGTACACGCGAACGCCCGTCAGTTGAGCAAGGTGCGCACGCAAGCCACCAGCAGCATTAGGGTAAATTTTCGCAAACTGAGCCTCCATATACTGGGCATCATCGACGACAATCACTTTTGCACGGCGTAATCTATCAAGGTCCCCGAGACGAACGATGGAATGATGGGTAAGCCCACGTTCTTTCATTAAACACTGGCCCTGAGCCTCAGTCGTTGCGAGTAGCGCCAACACTCCAGATTTATGAGCGGCCGTTAGGATAGAAATGGCCGTGGTTGTTACGCATGTACGCGCCATCATCGGAATATCAATAAACGTCGCCCCGGATGCGGCTTGGTTTCCACGAGCTTCCAGAACTTCGGTTATGACGCTCACCATGTCAGCGCACTCGCGTGCGAAATCCTGATCATCAATCGCGGCCGCCTCATAGTGAGCCCCGCTGAATTGGGCCAACCGGCTCAAAAGCTGAGTGTGGGTCAGTTTTTCCATTGCTGTTCCTGTCTGACGACCAAATAAAAAGCCCACCAGCGTTAACCAGTGGGCTTTGAGTAAGGAGGGATTAAGGCTGCCACTTAACGCGAGTGGCCCCGGCTCTATTTTATCCGTGTCTATCGAGGGATTAGGCTTACCCCGTTTACGCGCATCGGACGGCCCGGCTTAAGATGGAATCACCTGGGAAAACTCGCGGGAAATGGATATAAACCGCGCCATCGTTTCAAATCGACATAACCGGCTGAGCCCTGACCTCTACTGAGTTCCATAACTGATAATTGAAATGAAATTCAGGACTCATGCGGTTATGTGATCCTGTAACGGGGATCAGTCGGGTTTTCGTACCTCACGGGGCCTATCGCGGTCGGTTTCCTCACCGCTCCTACTGCCGTGACAGAGGGGCTTATGTGGTGTTACGCCCCCATTGCTCATATCAAAACCACCACTGCAAGAGCCTTTCAAAACTGGTTATAGTGCTGTGACACCAGGGCGCTACCCCTGCTTACTTACGGCCGCTCGGTTTATTGTATTGGCGGTATAATGCCGCCCAGCCGATTCCCGTTCTTCCTCCCGCCTGCGGTGCAGTACGCTTGTACACATCACAACGGTAAGAACACTACCTTTGACCACCTTACGCCGCGTTGCCCGTAACGCTGCCTTTGCGACCTAACTACCACGCCGCCAGGGGAGGTTACACAGGTGCTGGCCATATATCCGGTGTAGTGCTCTTGCCGTTGCGCTGTTCGGGATCACCACTCAGGCGTATGGTCAACCTGGTGATCCGGTGTCCTTTCATGGTGTCAGACTCCCACCAGCCATACTTACCGCCGCGCCATTTCGCGGAGTCCACAGCACGCAACGAAAAGAGCGCTCAATGGCAACAGGTCCCGATATTGGGAAGGGCCTCCACAGATGCAAACACACATACTATGAATAACCTCGGATTTGAGTTGCCTTTCTAAGCTTCCTGATACCGCTGGGTATCGCATCCCAACGCGGAGCGCTCTTATCGTTGTGTGCCGGTTACTCTATCCGGCGTGAGCACTGCTATCAGCAACGGCGAGGAAGCAACTCACAGATTGTGATGCTGGTCTCTCCCAGCTGTCACGGCATATGCCTTCCGTCCTCGGCACACTTACCGGGCGAGTGTATATAGGCGTTCACCGAATCCGGTTACTACTCGTCGCACTCCCTCGGGCTTGTGTTAAATTGTGGCGGCCGCCCTTTCATGCGGCTGTAATGGCGTTTCCCTCCCGTCCCCATTCTGACGGTTCCCCCTGCATGATCCTGAACTCTGAAAACAGGATCACCGGGCTTTAGTCACCACAACGGAAAGAGCACGGCGTATAACAAGATACTTACCAGACCTTTGGCCTGAGGAACTAAGGAATCTGGTAAATACCGGGCTCAGTTCGCGCCATACTCTTACCTGTTGTGCGCCGTCTTTCCGGCTGTCAGCGCCTAAACTGCGGGTGACGCTTCCCCTACTCGATTACGCTCAAGTCGCCCAGCGGCCGTCTACTTCCGGCTGTCACTGCCGTCGAGAGTGCTGGCATCTCACCGTTTTTACAGTTGAACGTCTGGCGGTCTTTCCCTGCGGTCATTCACTACTACATCGGCGCAACAACAGTCCTGGAGCAAACCCACCTGAACACTGATTAACCACATGAACCTAACAAACCTCGCCCCCGAGGACGGCTATCAATGTTCATGTGCGCTTTGCTCAACGCACCAACGCCACGTTATGAAAAAGACTATACCAAAGGGCCACGTTACACAACACGAATTGTAGTTTTTTATTTTAAAAATGAGTCAAAAACTACAATTCGTGCGCGATATCAAAAAACAGGGCGCGGTTATCCATGACAGATAAACACCTGTGACGCGTCACAGCTATTTGGTTTTGAGGAGTAATTTATTGCGGCCGGTAGTCTGCCAGCATTGAGAATCACCGGCGCAGATACACCCGGAAAGGTCCCCCGGCGCTGTGGCTCCGCACTTCTGACAATGCTGGGTCTTAATTCGTGCCAGCTGGCGCTTTAACCGGGCGTGGTCCTCCCGGATTAACAGGGATATGTACTCACTGAGATCGTAAGGAGACCGAAACAGACGGCGGCCAGTGGCGCTATTCTGCAACATGGCCAACTCTTCCGGCTCCAGCTTAATTCTCAGCTCAGTTAATCCGCGTTCCTTGTCCCGTTCGCGCTGGGCGCGCTTACGTTCGGCGTCTGTGGTCCTCATGAGGGTTAGTCCATGAGGATTCGCACGTAAACCATATGGCCACACGCCACAATCATAAACTCACCATGACAACCGCTGTCAGGCTCATATGGTTGGCGGCTCAACTCAACGCGGTATTGATCGTTGTGGCGTTTGCGTAACTCACTCCCAATACTGTTGGCCATGTTAGTTACCTGCCGATCATGCAATTCAGGGAACAATTCCCTCACCTGCTCAGTCATACGGGCGTGATAGTCCGTCATCTGGTCTCCTTTTTGGGCTCTCGATATAAACACGTTGCACAGGTTAACAGAGCTCATTTCCGATACGCGGTGAATGATTTCCTGGATTACGTCAGCCTGGTTCACCGGTGGCAAACTCAACGCGGCGCGCTGGGCGTTTACCGCGTCGATCATGTAACTCAGCTGGGCGCGTTCGGTGAGGGTTATGCTGCAATTTATACGCATAGCTAAACCACTTTAACGACAACCTGAGCGATAGCACCGGCGCGCTCTATGGACTCTTTAACCCAGATTTTGTACGTGGAGGGATAGAAAGTCTCATTCTTACCAGAACCGCCCCAGAATGCTTTACTGCTCGGGTCCGGCAACTTAACACTGAGGGTTCTGGCTTCCAGTTCAAATATACGTTGCTGAGCTGCAAATAAGGTACTTTTTACGCCCTCCAATTCATCCAGCAGCGACAGCGCTAATTTTCGTAGATGGTCGTTGCTACCGATTGCCGGGTTAGATAACTCATCGCGCAGCGCCTGTATATCAGTCATTCCAGGCCTCCAGCTCGTTCTCTATCTCTTCGTCGATTTCGTCATTGGTGGCGTCTTCATTCAGATAGTCCCGCGCCTCTTTGAGGTATTTTGTGCGTCTTCTGCTGTCGTACCAATCCACAAACTCAGGGGCCCAACCACTGTCGTCGCCATTCTCGGAAAAAAAATCTTGCATCGCATTGTTGTATGCCAAACGGTCAACCATGCTTTCGGCTGTAGTTAGGGCGCACTCCCGGATATACCCGCGCAGGTCACGCTTGCGCCAGTATGGGCTGTGCTTCGAGTCGCAGCGGCTTTTAAATTCAACAGTCCAGCGACGGATACAACGTGCATAAAGTGACTTGCTCATGATTCACCACCAGCATTAGCAACGGCTGACGCTACTTTCTCAGCCTTTAAAATCATCCGGGTTCCGTCATCCAGCTCCCAGCCTATTTCACCACCTTCATCAATGACCAGCTGCCAAACCAGTTGGGCCGCTTCGTTGGTAACATCGCGGCCGGGATCATTACCCACGCGCAAGCGCTGGCCGGGGCCGGTGTCGCGCATTTTGGCCAGCTGTATGGTTTTGGTCAGCGGGGAGTAACCCAGCTGCAATCGAGGGGAATTGGTATCTTTACTCATGGGTTAGCTCTCATTTGCTGCACTATGCCAATCATGCTGACCAGCGCTGTTATTGGCGCATGGCGGCTCAAACTTTGAATAACGCCCAGCCCACCAGTAATTACCGTTCTGATGTTCTGCCGTGCCGCATTTCGCGCACACGTATATTGAGCCGTCACGTTGGTAATGGTGTCCGGGCTGGTTATTAATGCGATCCAGCGACGTTCTCACAGTCACCCTCTCTGTGGCTCCGGCGCTTGTCACCTAATGAATAACGCGCGTCAATCGGGTCAACGTCGTCTGAGTCGCCGTCATCTTCATCCCCGATGTAGTCACAGCTGACGCTACTAGCCATCGCTATACAGCAGGTGTTACAGCAGCGATAACCCATGATTTCACCGTCAAATTTATAGCGGGCTGACCGGTGCTCCTCGCCTTTGATGATCGGACCGGCGCAAATGTGACAGGTATAGTCACCACGGCTAATAACGATCTTATTGGTTAACTCACAGTCGTCAGGGGAGCCAAAGTCCCCCTGAAAGAGATCAAACTCTAACGCGTTTGATGATTGGTCCGGGGTTAGCTTATTGCTCATGGGGGCTTGCTCCTGGCGGTCAATACGTTCAATCTCAGCCAGAATTAACGCACCGGCTTTAACCAGGTTACGGCGGTAGTCTGACGGCTTAAAGCTGTCATCATGCCAATCCGCGGGCCAATAGCTTTCAGCCTCCATTGGCTCTATGTAGCTGATTGCCGCAGCGGCCAGCTCACCACCTATGTAAGTATCGTCTTGCTGGGTTGAATACCCTTTAGTTGATTGTTGGCGCTGGCGTTCGGCGGTTACGTCGCGCAATGCTTGTGATTGGACCGGCATTAATACAGGGTTAGCACTACGGCATTCCAGAAGCTCGGTCAGAGCGGTAACGCAATCAATAAATGTAGGATCAACTCGCTCAGCAACAGCGCAGCCATCAACGAACTCACTAAGTAGGCGATCGCGCGCCGCATAGCCCTGCATGTTTTTAAGAATTTCGGACAAACGCTCAATTGTTAGTCTTTCATTAATCATTTTTCTGGCTCCGTTTGCGCTTATGCCGCATTCTTTCGGCGCTAATAGACGTAGGTTCTGTACTGTTTCCGCCGATTAAAACAACAGCAACAACACCCAAAACCAACACAATAAAAAACGCGTTAAAGAGAAAACTAATCATTAATTTCCTCATCATTACTATCGAACGGCCAGAGAAAGCCACCGACCACCAGCGTTATCACCCCATAAACCAGCCACACGATAAAAGCGACGACGGCCACAAAAGCCCACACGGCAAACGTCATGACTTGTCCTCTCTATTCCGCTGAATCTCAAAGATTTTCACCTCTAACTTTGAGAGATTGAGCAAGGCGGGTTTGATAGCCGCTGGAGCTGAACTGTAGCCCCTACGGTTAAGGTGCATATGCTCCGCCTTGCTGATCTTCGTGAGATTGCTGATATCGGTGTTTTGCTTGTCGCCATCGAGAAAACGAATGACCGCCCCGGGAGGGATTGGCCCGTGATGTTTTTCCCAGGTGAGCAGGTGAACAAACTCCCAGATGTTAGGCTCCCCAACTTTCACCCGCCTATAACCGTCACCGTCAGTAATCTCCGTCCCTATCGGGACATGGTTGGCCGGTCGATTACCTTTTTTAAATGAGGTGGCGTTTGGTACTTTTGCACCTGAGCCGGGAACCTTTGCCTGGCCCTTTTTAAAGCGGCCATCACGGCCAGTTAACCAGCCTTTACGCTTTCGCAGTGATACCAGCTGCATGGCCGTTTGATTCGTACCAAAGCGCTCATTAAAACGATCGGCCAGCTCCTGCCGTTCCAGCGTGGCGTGCCACTTAACCCAATTGAGCTCGACAGGACTGTATTTATGCGCCATTGGATTTACCTACGCGCAGAACTTCCGGCGTATCTTCCGGTTTCAAGCCGCGCCGGTACTCTTCGGCATCGAGCACAAGACGCGCATTGCTGATAATTTGCGTTGATATGCCGGTAACGGCTTTAGCCCTGTTTATCTCTTCCTGGAGTTGTTCACCCTTCAATGATTCATCACTGAGGCGCTCCATTTGAGCAAACAAATGGTTATTGAGATCGGCCAGAGAATTTTTCAATTTGGCATCACCTCAACCGGACGGGCGTTCTTACCCGTGTGACCGTAATAAATGCCGGAATCCAGCTTAATGAGTGCCTTAAGATTGTTTCTGAGTTCATCAGGCAACTGGCGATGGGTGTAAAGCATCTGGCGGCGTTTCTCTCTGTATGCAGCGCGGACTCTCATTAGCGGTCCCCCTCGCATCGAGTACAGGTCCCACCGTTGTAAGGTCCGGCGTAATACTCAGCCTCAGTAATGAAACGGCCGCAGTCCGGGCACTGGTAACGCGGGGAAATGTTGCGCTCTTTGGTGGGCTTGCGGAGAGTGATGTTTTTCCCCTCCAGCGCCGTGCTCAGGCTAACGTCCTGGCTGTCTACAGCGTATTTGATATGGGCGTCAGCGTAGTTTTTCGGCCACGGAATATCGGTCTCCCGCGCGGTGTTTTGCTGCAACGCTTCAAGCCGGGTAAAGGTCTGGGCTTTTCGGAGATCGGTCACATAGCCCGCACCGTTTTTACCCCACCATAACAGGTCATTTCCCGAGTAATTACGGGAGTCCTGGAGGTAATACAATTCGTTGTTATCCATTGTCGAGGTCTCAACTATTGTTTGATATATTTATATCAATATATATTGATATCTTTCTGTTAATCACCTATCCCCAGATAGTCGGCCACGTGCTTTCGTGCTTTGGCCAGCTTCCGTTTATAGGTCCGTAAGGAGAGTCCGAGAGCGTGGGCCTTATCCAGTTGTGTCGTAGCACCGTCGAGGCTCTTTGGGGCCCACGCTCCGTACTCAACCCGTAAAACTAGCGCGGCTGATTCATCCACGGCTGTCAGCGACATGACAGCCGCCTCAACCGCCGTCTCTATCTCGTCTCGGGGTTCACCACCGCCACCGGAAAACTGACAGCGCGTCACCATCATCATTTCCAGCATCGAGGCAAAGCCACCACGGGAGGAGTTGCACCCGGTAACAATCCAGCGCGCCCAGAGCTCTAACCGGCGCTCCAGGGTCATCCCTCTCATCTGGCGCATGTCTGGCCTTACTTAAAATTTGCCGGGATTTCTCCGGTACTGAGATCAAAACCAATAACGTCTTTTACTGAGTCCGGGATTCGCTCCCATGCCATCGCACACAACAACTCATCAGGCCCGTAAACAGCGGCAAAACGAGGGCCATTACTGGCGACAGGATGACGAACGGCTATCTCAACTGAGCGCCCATCAGGGGTAACGCCCCGGTGATGAGTGCTGCAAATCCCATAGCCATGAAAATGACAACATGGCTCAGTGCTTCCGTAGTCGGGATCATGGTGAAACTCAGTCCAGGCGGCCGGGTTCTCTATTTCGCGGCCATCGAGGATGCAGGGAATACAGCCCACATGCTGAATACAGGCCTCGATATAAAGCCTTTCCTTTTTGGTGGGGCGGCGGCCGTTCATGCGCGGCCCTCTTTCATGAACTGGTTAAACTCACCAATAAGCGCCCTGTACGCGTCACGCGCGCGCGCGTTCGTCGCTAGCTCGGCGCGGGAGGTAATCCCACATAACCGGCGCAAGGCATCAGCGGCGGAATCTTTGTCCGTCACAGGGCCACACTGTTTACTTGCAAGAAACTGGAAAAATTTAGGGTTCTGGCAAAAACGAACCGCCCCCAGGACAAATGGATCAGCCACGTTCACGCCCTCCCCGCTGCCGCTGGTAGCACTCAGAAAAAGCTTCCAGTGGAGACATATAGACGCGGCGTTTTTCAAGCGTGGCCATCTTTGCCGGGGCCAGAGAAACGTAAAGAAAATCATCGGTGATCGGGATTTCGCCGCTGCCAAATATTCTCGGGAGGATGCCCGGTAAGAGGCAAAAAACAGCACGGTAGCGCGCCAGATAGTTGTATTCAGTGACGGAATCAACGCCAGTTATCACCGTTACAGTGTCACCATAATTTCTACCCAAAAGGGCGTCGCTTAAGTTGCGGTGTTTTTTGTTGGCGTCACAGATATCAGAACCGTTATCAACATGACGGACTGAGTACCCTGATAACTCTCTGGCCAGCGTTTCGACGATCGTTTGTTGTTGTACGCGGGAGGTCCCCAGCAGAACGAGAATCATCATTGCGTAAGGCTCCCCAGTGCGGTATTGCGGGCTTCAGCAATCGTCCTGTGTATCAGCTGGAGATCCCCGGAGTCTTTCCCCTCACTGGCCAGCTTTTCCACGGCGGAACGAACCTCCCGCACCGTTACATGAGTGTGGGCCCAGCGCGCGGTAATTTTTTCCCCGAGGAGATTGCAGCGCTCAGGCGGTAAATCGAGCTCGATAAAAAGGCGCTTGAGGCGGGAAATATCACGGACAAAAACTGACCCCGTTAAACGGCGGACAACAGGTGATTTTTCCTGTGTTCCCTCGTTCTTTTTCGCCACAAACGTCTGTAACAAATCCTGAAAATCAATCTGATTATCGGAGCACTCGATCAGACGTTGCTGGCTTGCGGGCGTCGGGTAACGCGCAGAACGGCACCATGCCCCCAGAGAGGAGACCGAAAACTTAAATTTCGCTGCACATGCGCGCTGGCCGCCATGCTGTGTTACCCAATCCTGTAGCGTCACATTACACCCTCAAAAACTACCAATTGAGGTCATATTTAACCACATCGCGGGATTTATCAAGGCGAAAAACGACTTTTTGTAGTCATCGCGCCAAATGACTACAAAATGTGTTACGCTGACTACAATTTGAGGCGGGGCTCTACTGACATGAACAACGAAAAAACTACGATGGCCATCCAGGTAGGAAACCGGATTAGGCAAAAACGACATGAGGCGAAACTCTCAGTACAGGATCTTGAGGACCGAACTGGCATCCCAAGAAGTACCCTCCAGAACTATGAGGCAGGGATAAGGCTTGCGCCGCTTAAAAGTATGAAAGTCCTGGGGGCGGCGCTGAAAGTGTCTCCGGCATGGCTGGCCACGCTCAGTGATATGGAAGGGGAAAGCGATTCCCTCGCGTTCTCGCCGCTGCCGCGCATTGGCTCCCCGGAGGCCCTAACCTCTGTGGCCTTTAATACGGCATTTATTGAAACCAAACGCCTCAACGTAAGCGAGCTGGTTACGATGAAAGTTGAGGATGATCTATTGGCTCCAGACCTTAAAAAAGGTGCTGAGGTCCTTATAGATACCTCGGTTAAATCCATAGATAAAACTGACATTTACGCAATAAAAGACATTTCTGGCCGGATAATGTGCCTGTGGGGGCGAAAAGAGATCGGTAAAAATGAATGTCTTATCTACGCTACAAATGACACTCATTTCCCGCCTATTCGGATTACTGAATCAGAAAAGGTTGAGATTGTAGGTCGAGTTGTCACGATCGTTATGTGGCGTTAACAGGAAGCACGCGCGCCGTGCTTTTTGTTGCTTAAAATAACCACACGGCGGGTCAGAAACTACATATTGAGAAACGCTATATGAAACAGGATCAATACCCCGCGTATACCATGCTTACCAATTCAGCTCTCTCTAATGCCATTGCGCTTGAGTGCATAATCAAAGCGTATATAGACGAACAAGAAACGGAATTTCTGGAATCAGCGTTTTGTATTGCCAGTGAACAAGTCACCGTTGTTCGTAACATCCGGGATAATTTGGAACCAGACCCGGAGATCATAAAACTTGCTGCCCGCTCTATTGGAGTATCGCTTATGGTCTCCTCACTGGCTGAAATGCTGGACACAGGGGAAACAACAGATTCAGGCGGGGAGTTGCCAGAAGCTATCCTGACCATGATTCGAACTTGCATTTTATCCATTAAAACAATACGTTGCAAGTTAACGAACATGTGACATTTGCGGGTTTCGGCCCGCCTTACGATTTGATATAAATATATCTTTATATATTTATATCAAATCCTCTTGCCTCCCCGCCAGCCCTGATGTACTCTCCTCACAACAAGATATAAATATATCTTTATATCTTCATTCACAGAAACGGAGTCTCGACAAATGACCATTTCAATTGCCTTTGCATCCGGTAAGGGTGGAGTAACAAAATCAACGCTGGCGCGCGCCGTGGCGGTTTCATATGCAAAAGCAGACTGGAAAGTAATGGTTGGCGATCTGGATATCGGCCAGGCAACCTTTGCTAACTGGATGCGCCGTCGTATAGGAGCAAATATGGAACCAGTGTTTGACGTTCAGTCGCTGGGTACAGTGACACAGCTCAAAAAACACCAGGATAGCGACCAATACGATCTGGTGATCGCTGACTGCGCCGCGTTCGCATCTAAATCAACCATCGATATAGCCAACCAGTGTGACCTCACCGTTATTCCGACCTCGTTTAGCCTCGATGATCTGGAGTCAACGGTAAATACTGCTAATAGCCTGGTTCGCGCTGGCGTACCCGCTGAAAAGCTGGCGATCGTATTTAGTGGCGTATCAGAGAATGAATCAGACTATGAGGGCGCGCGCGCCTATCTGGAAAAAACCCCATACACCGTCATTGACGGTTTTATCCCGCGTAAACCAGCCCTCAGCAAAGCCCAGGACACCGGGCGGAGCATTGTTGAATGTCAGTATGCCGCACCGCGCCAACGCGCTGAGCATGTGATTCAGGGCATTATTGACCGCGTAGAAGAATTAACCGCATAAGGAGTAAACCGAACATGGCCGGACCAAAAGTCAGCCCACCAGCACGTAAAGCGACGAATAAAGGCGAGCCGCCAAAGCTGGAAGATACAGCGGCCGGTATTGAAACGACGGCTAAAGCAGGGAGAGAGGCGGACGGCGGTAAACAGCTGCTGTTAAGGCTCGATCCTGAGCTGCACCGCGAGTTTAAAACTTACGCGTCATCTAACGATATTCCGATGAAAGAGCTGTTTGAGAAGATGTTCAGCTTTTATAAAGCACATCACTAACAGCTATGTGAGGTGGCCACCGTTGGAGCGGTAGCCACCTCGACACAACAAAGGGGATTTTGTTATGTCTGAACAGCAATATACCAGGTTATTCCGCACACGTCTAAAAGACCTCAACCGCCTACCCGCTGGGCGACTGATGGCCCTGCTGTCCACCCGCCCGGAGTGGGTCCGTGACGCCGTAATTAAAAGCCTGATGCGCGCCAGCGCTTAAATCAAGGGACCTAACATATGGTTAAAGAAAATCCGTTAAATTGCCCTTATTGCGGTGGAGAGAATGGCTTCCACACCAAAGAGATTGTTGATTTCAAAAATATTTTTTATTGGGACGGCTCTCACGCGGAGGGGGTCCACACGAACTCAATCAGAGGCGGTAAAGCTTTTTATTGTTGTGACTGTGGGAGAAATATTACTAGCCACATAAAAAAACCAGAAGGTTACTAACACTCTAATATATTTCTTGCACTGTTGATATCCGGGCGCTATCGTTCCGCCATCGCTGCAAAATCAGCGATCGGGATTTGCAACCCGGATATCACAATGACGCATACCGCGTTAGCGGTTTTTTTATGCGTTAAGCACGGCCACATTCGCGATTTATGGTGGGCTGTGTGGGGGCGCTTCGGCGCGCCGGGTTTCATTGTGACCGGTATTGCAAACCCCATACAGTTCACCACCCCATGAGATTTGCAACTCTGAGTGGTGATAATCCAAACCAATTGGAGCTATCACAATGAACACCAGCTTAAGCACCAATCCAGATCACTTCGTCACGTCTTTAGACGGCCAGTTAATCACCTCATCATTACTCGTTGCTGAGGCGTTCGGAAAGCAACACAAACACGTTTTAGAAAAAATTGAATCCCTCGATGTAACTGATAGTTTTGCGTCAGCCAACTTTTCGGCCCACGTACAAAAAATCAAAGCTGGCGCGGTTACGCGGGATTCCAAAGTTTACCGCATGACCAAAGACGGCTTTATGTTGCTCGTTATGGGGTTCACCGGTAAACGTGCAATGGATATCAAGATCGCCTATATCAATGCCTTTAACCGCATGGCCGCCCAGCTGGCCCAGCAAACTTCCCCCCGCCTCGATGGCCAGATAACCCCAGAGCAACAGGAAGCACTAAAACAGCTGGTACTGACGCGCTCTAAGAGCGTGCCACCAGAACACCAGCCACGCGCGGCAATCACCCTTTGGTCTGCCCTGAAAAGCCACTTCGGACGCTCCTACAAAGAGATCGACGCTAACCAGTACAGTGAGGCGCTGGCGCTCGTTCTGCGGATTCCCCTGGCCGGTGATCGTCCATCAGCTGATGACCGGGAATCGGTAGACAACGTTATGTTGTTAACGGATAGCACCTACCGGACCCAGGCTCTCGAATACATTGATGACCTTTTAACACGCTGCAATGATTACGCTGAGGCGAAAGGGATCGATGTAACCCAGTGGAATCCGGCCAATTATGAATTAGCCGCCAGCGGCCTTTTAGCTGACCTCCTGCGCCATACGCGCGCGGAGTTGTCTTTTGATTCGTTCCTGCGGCCGGTGATTAAAGTTCTGCCAGCTGGGGCCCTCTACCTGTCACCGGGGAGTGATGAGGCTATGAGAGGTCTGGTCTCCAGGGTAGTCAGTACAGAGACGCTTATGGGGATGATGAGTGAGGGACTGGCCAGACTGGATAGAGAGCGAAAATCAGCAAAATAAACATGCTGTGACGCGTCACAAAGCAACAAGGGCCGCTCTTTGCGGCCCGTTTTATTATTAATTCATTTCACTGAGAGCCGTAGCAAAATCGGCCTCATCGAGATAAACAGTAAAGGAGTCGCAAAAGTAGTAAGGGCCGCTGATGACCATACGGTTTTCATCCATGTACACGGATGCACCTTCCTGATTCTCTTTCAGCCAGGTTAACGCGGTCTCAGCGTCAGAACGACGGCTTGATGAGTCATAAGCGTCATCGATACGCATTACAGAAGAACAATGAATAATGCCTTTAGCCTGAGAAAGAACAGAAGCAATTTTTTTGAATGCGTTACGACGGATGGTTACATAGCTCATTGATTTATCTCCTCATATGGCCTTGACATTGTGTCCGGCCGATGAGGATATAATAGGACTTTTAGTCCTAATGCGCAAGTTATTTTTGATATCTTTATATAAATATATATTTATAGCATGAAAAGAAAAGGCCCCCGAAGGGGCCTCCCTCGCTACTTGCCGGAGACGTTGATCGTCACGTTCAGAGAGTTGTTAGAAACCTTCCAACCCTCGCCCTGTGGCGATAACAAAGCCCCGGAGACAACGAGCAAAACACATATGTATTTTTTCATTGAATGGTCTTTACAGACCGTTTCACGGCATACCCACCGACGAATAAGACGCGAGAGCAAGCGCAGGTTAGTGCTTGCATTTACGGCAATGGATGCTCCTTCCCTTAAGTCGGTGCCCGTTTGCGAGGCGGCGGAAAGGTCCAGGCACATAGTAACCTAGATAAAGCAACGGATTAAAGGAAATGCCACAAGACAAACGTGTCATAAATTTCGGTAAATCTGGCGTCAACACCTTCGCTTTGTAGTTACAAGCTAGGTGGCGGCGGCCAAATCCCATTCAGTTTTTATAGCTGGCTATAGACAAATTTTACCTTATGGGTAAAAATGTCTTCACAGGTTAGTGCTTGCATAAGCCCTCACTGCAAGGACCGCGAATCCAAGCAGTACAAAAGAACCGCCCTCTGAGGCGGTTTTTTTTGTGCGCATATATAAATATATCAAGCAAAAAGGCCCGCGCTATGCGGGCCCTGAAATCAATGTACCGTACCGGCTTCGTTCATCGCCACCACCTGACAGATCCCCGCCCAGGTCTTATATTTTTTCTCAACTTCTTTCAGGCTGTTGAACATCGTTACACCGGGACCATTGTAAGCGCGTCGAGCGGCGTTATCACAGAACATTTCCCACTGGTCCCAGTTAGCATGGTAACGCAGGGTCATCTTGTTTCCACGGGCTTCCAGGTAGTAAGAGCCATCGTTCTGGAGGGTAATCACTGGAACGGCTTTCTTAGTCATGTTGTCTATCTCTTCATGTGGCCTTGACACTATGTCCGGCCGATGAATAGATAATAGGACTTTTAGTCCTAGTGCGCAAGCTCTTTTCGATATATTTATATAAATATATCTTTATATCTTAACCGTATCGAAAGCAGTGTTGTCGGGGATCATCCCCAGCCCCGCAGCATAAACCAGCAGACACCAGCCGCCATAAGTCGGAGCCGGTGCGCCCACTTTCCATTTACGTATATTTCGCGGGTCCACGCCTACATACTGGCCAGCCTGAGACTCAGTAAAACCGGCCAGCTGTAGAACTAAACGCACATCATCAGGGGAAGGGCGTACCCACCCCTTAGAGAACGGGGCCAGAGTCGCCGGGTTTAAGCCTTGCTCGATGGCGCGCGCCTGAGCGGCCATAATATCAGGAGTAGTCATATCGGGTCCTTTTGCAAAAAAAGGCCCCCGAAGGGGCCTGATTTTATAAATGTGTGTCCAGGCCTGTCAGTTCGGTAAAGGTGGACTGTAATTCATCGCAATACACATTCTCTATAGTGTCCACCAGCTGAGCATTCATCCCACGGATTTTCCAGGCCTTGATAGTATAAGTATCAGCTGGGGTCAGCTCGATCCAGAGGCGGGAAATTCCGTTTTTCACGTAATGCGCCTTTTTCGGTAAATCCAGCTGTAAACCAGATTTCAGAGCCATGTAATTTTTAGCGCCGGTCATCACAGTAAAACGGTTGCCGCCCAGCTGGGAAAGAATGGTGTTTGCGATTTCGATTGAGGTCATGGTTGCTATCTCTTCATGTGGCCTTGACACTATGTCCGGCCGATGAATAGATAATAGGACTTTTAGTCCTAATGCGCAATCTCTTTTTGATATATTTATATAAATATATCTTTATATCTCACAGTGTGCCGTGTGTGCTTTGTGTTCGCTATTGATGTGACACATCTTTAACGATAGCATTCACAAAAAAACCGCCTTAATGAGGTGACACATGAATAACCAAACATCAACGCGCCTCTCAGGGGTTCAGAAAGATATTCTGTTTGTGCTGTATGGTCTGACGGAACGTAAGAACGTAGATGGCCCGCTACCGGCGATGACGATTCTGGAGCTGCTCAACCGTGGGCGGCTTAACCAGGTAGCCGATACCAATTTTCGGCGCTCATGCCATACGCTGGCGCAACATGGCTTACTCAATAAATACCGTGATCGCCAGTCTCTAAAACTCGCGTTCGGCCTCACGGCCACCGGCAGCGAGATCGCCCAGGGGATATACCAGAAACGGATTGAGGAGTTGGGGTAACAAAAAGCCCGCGCTGGGCGGGCTCAGGTAGGATCAGGAATTACGGGCCAGCTCATGCCGTGCGGCATCAGCCAGGAATCCACTACGCGAGCTGTAGACACCGGCGCTAACCGCTGAATCAATCCGGGCCAGTAACCCGCCTGATAAAGTGATCTGTACTCGCTTGGCCTTGCTGTCAAACTTAGTCATGTCGATAGACACACCTGACCAGATCCCCCCCTGGCAATCTTCATGGCCTAAATAGTTTTCTACCGGCTCACCTTCTGGAACGTCGTAGCCCTCATCAGCGCTAAATTCAAAATGGGCCTTTAACGCGCTGTGAGCATCGGCCAGCGCTTCCTCAAAGGAATCACCGGCAAAAATACAGCCAGGCACGCCCGGAAAGAATCCGCTATAACCTGATCCAACCTCAGTTTTATGGATGTACGCTGGGTAAAACATGTTTCTTCTCCAATGACAGGGTTTCCCCCAGGCTGGCCAGTGGCCAGCCCTCCAGTTATTTCTTAAGTCCTGCTTTCTTCAAAATTGAGTTAAGCGTTCCTATGCTCAGCTCCGACTTAGGGTGTGGCACTGTTACCACGTATGGAAAATCAGGGTGCTTAAACTGGTGGTGACTGCCGTTCACCCGTTTTAATTCCCATCCCTGAGCCTCCAGCATCTTGATTAGATCCGCACTCCTCAATTTTCCGTCCCCGCTGGCTTTCGATGTGTACATTATACACATTGAGAAATGACAGGCAATAGCGATGTGTATTTTATGTGTATGGGTGGGATAATTTGTCCAAAACAGGCTCTATTTAACATAATGGACGTTATCGGCACCACGCCGGGAGCACTCGTTACGATACTGAAACGAACTGGCCGAAATGATACGTTTTCCCTCCCGAAAGTAACCGTTTTTAATGTTGCTGATTTGTTATCAAAAACACCTTTCTGATTTGACCCGATTTAAGGCCCCAAACGGCCGTTTTTAGCACTCTTTACTTTCAGGCGAACAATGAGCGGTCATTTTTAGTTTATGGCCACCAGCTGGAGAGGAGGGCGGTAATTTTCCATTCTGGCCACAAATCGCCCCCCTCGATCCTGCCAGACCGTTTTTAATTCCACGGACATGATCGCGATGCTGTGGTTTCCGGTCGGAGACGTGGGGGCCCTGTAGCGGGTTGCCCGGCTATGCCGGGTGCTAAC